TGCTCTTTTATCTTCCGTCTGGTTTTTAGGGAAAGAGGGAGATCCTCGGGTTGATAATTACGTTTCATTTTGCCACTTATGGTTATTGTGTTTAGCGATCGCTAGTTTTAATTGAGATTGGAGGGCTTTAATTTCTTTGCCTTCCCCTCTAGTGTTTAGTTTTTGGGCTTTATCTATTTGGTCTTTTAGATAATTTAGATGGTGTTCGGTGGGAATGTAGCCACAGATTCGACACCGATCATGGTCAAGCCCTGGGCAATCGTTAATGTGTTTAGTCACGATTCCCCCAATAAGCAGCATCCCTACACTCGGTAATCCAATCAATCGTGTCTTGAGGAATATTTTTGAGTTGACTATAGCCCGATATAGATTTAATCTTATCCAAAAATCCAAGCAAAGCAGAGGGGGATATAGAGTAATGGTGGGTATACCGACGAGCTTTAAGATCCTTTTTATAAATTGCCCGAAGGATTACGACGTGATCCACTTCTAGGATTTTTGCCACGGCGCAAGCGGACCAATCACCTAACTCCGTCCGTCCCGACCCTACATGATGGTCTTTTCTTAAATCAGAAAGTTTCCTTTCCGTAGCATAAATTGATCTCTTGAGCTTTTTGGCAATTCTGGGTAGGCTCCACACCCCACATTTCTCTATCAAAAACTCAATATCAGCATCAGACCAAAGAACTCGCAGCTTTTCCCTTTGCTTTAGATTCCCCGCTTTTACTTGTCCTCTGATAGAATCTCGTGATATCGAAAAATGAGCCATTACAGCCTTTACCCCATCTGAATCAAGGATTTTTTGCGCGATCGCTAAATTTTCATCGGACCAATTAAATCGCTGTTGCAGCCTAGGAATATAGGGAAAATGCTTATGGCGAACTTGGTTAATTGCTGATTCCGACTTTCCAACCATCTCCCCTATTTGCTTACAGGAAAGCCCAGATAAAAGCCACGACTCAAATTGCTTCAATTCAGATTCGTCGTATTTTTTGCTCATATTGCCATCTCCTTTTTTAATTGGTATTCAAGCCTTTTTATAGCGGCTGTCCTGTTTTTGTAATCTTCCGTCATTGCCCCGTGATTAATAGGCTTAGGGATTTGTGGAATTTCGATATCATAAGAGCTATGCTTGCGCGGTGGTCGGTTCTTTTCGTACTCAATTGCGGATGCCCTCGAACACTCCACACAGCACTTGTTGCAGACTCTTCTAAGAGAGAAACCAGTGCCATTATAATCGTGACCTCTTCGGCAAAGCTGACCGAGCATAAAATTGTCGGGAATGCTGTCAAGAATATTTGTGTGAATAACAATGCCATCCAATCGTTTACGGGTTGCGTTCATAAGGTTTTTGCATTCTATACATTCTGTATTTTTAGGTCGCCTTAAAGAAAAACCAGTCCCATTGTAGTCATGCCCTCTCTCACATAATCCCCCCAAAAAGTGCCGATCTCCATTGTCTATAGCTTTTTGCCTGTTGGCCTTGATCGCACTTAAATACTCTAAATTTCTGCGAGGTTTTTTTGCTTTAAGTCTCTGGGATTTCAATTTCTGATCCTTAGTACAAGCCAGGCAGTTACCATTAGAAAGATACCTTAAGCATTGATTATTATTGTCCTTGTGTCCCTTTGGGCATGGCTTGCCTAGGTAAGTTTTGGCGGTCATATTTCAATCTCTCCTGTGGCTATTTTCCAATCAGTTTCCCATGCCAAAATAATGTCATCATCCGATAAGGTTGGCACGTCTTCGGGATTCGTTGATTGCCATTTTAGCCAAGCTTTTCTGTACTGCTCAGGCATTGTAATCTCATTTGGTGATTCCATTGTCAAGCCCCCATTTTTCCTTGATGATTTGCTTGTAAACATTTTCTAATTGAAGCATCTTAATATACTCTTGGACTATCACATCTTTAAGAATATCAGTGGGAAGAGTCAATGATTTTAGCCTTGCAGATTCTAACTTGAATTTTTGCTCTAGAGTTAGTTCCCCAAATTTGGGTTCTGTCATTTCCCTAATACCTCATAATCACGACACTCTAAACAAGAACCGCTAGGATTAACAGCGCATTTAAGTTGAGTCATTTTAGACCAATTGCGACAGGAGCGCATAACCTTTAACTCCTCAGCTTCAAGCTTTGCTTTAAGGTCTATATTTTCAAACCGTAGCTCACTTTCTCTTGTTTGCGCCTTTTTTGCCCCAGACTTAAAGTCGTCTAACACCTCCTCATAGTCACTCGCTATCTGCTCTAATTCAGTCTCATAGTTCCGTTTTTGGGCTGATAGAATCATTAGGAACGGAATTATTAAACTCAATGAAATTAACACGATCATAATGCAATCTCTCCCTTTAGTTGTAGTTGTTTAATGATTTTCTCGGCAGTGTGATAAGGCATATCTTTCCCTTTGCCATAGGAAATTGTCGCAGACCTTTTTCGCCCATTTGGCTCAGTGAGGGTTATCACCCTGTGTGCAGTTTGTCCCTGCCTAAAAGTGAAAGCCCATCCTTTATCCTTAGCATAATCGGCGATAATTTTAAGCAATTTTTGGGGCTTCATGATACCTCCTGCGTACTTTGAACATAAATAAGCCGTTTTAGTGCAGCGTTCCAAGCCTCCGTTTTTTGGAGAAAATTGTACGCTCCTTTATGGATAAATTTCCCATCTTGCCACAAGAAATAAGCATAATTTCCACCCGCAAAATCAAGATAAATACGGTAAATTACCCCATCTCTTTCCTCTTGGTAGTTAGGAGTCCGAGGGATTCCTGCTACTAAGATGGACTCTTTATAAGGAGCTAGTGGGTTAATATCTTCTGCCACCAAAAAATAAACATACTGGTTACTTTCTTTGTGCCATTGTGATTTATACACCGTGGCACGTTTCCACAATGTTTTTAATTCAACGGGTGAGCCTATGGAATATTTTGGTATTTTAGGGAATTGCATTTTGTCCTCTGTGTTTGATGATTTAATTATAAGGGAAAGCTGTCTTTTAAAGCGGAAAATCCTTCGACTTGAGTAGGGGTATTCTCTGCAAGTTCTTTTTGCTCTGACCGAGCCTTATCAAGCTTGACTAATAGCTCTTTAGGCATCCTTTGTTCTATGGTTTTATACCACCAAGCCATCTCATTTTTAGCGGATTGATCGACAACTGGAGACTTGTAAACTTCCCTGACTTCTGACAGTTTTGGATTAGGTGGCTTCACCGTTCCATTATTAAGGGACTCCTCATACATCAGCCATAACCTGACGAAATTACTCGCAGGATAACTAAGCTTTTCTTGAGGTAAAGCCGATATGGTACGGATGCCTCCAATGGCTTCTAGTGCCAATTCAGCCATAGGGGAGAGAATTAAAGCATTATCAGGGAATCGGATGGCGTTTTGAATTGACTTCCATTCTTCCCACGCGATTAGATCGCTTTTGGGAGTAGGTTTGAAATTTTCGATTACATCCAATGGGGAGAGGGGACGGCGGGGGAACTTAGCTATTGCGGCTTTTAGGCAGGGGTAAAGTTCGTCATTCTCTAGTTGAGTGAATACCTCATACCACTGCTCAAAGGCTAGTTGGTTTTCAGTGTAGTCGTAGCTGTAGTATTCCCCAAACATGGCAATTGCTACGGTAAAATCTTCTTTTGAAATCATGGTAATCCTCTAAGTGTACTGATACTTTGACATTTGACCCATTGACGCGACTCGATCTAAAGCATCAGATATCTTGGTAGCCATCGCGTCAAATTTGGCTCCGACAAAGTTTTTAAGCTCTCCCGATTCCCACATTTTGAGAACTGCGCGATCACCGGCATTAGCTTCCGATTTATTGATTCGCTTCAAGGCAGCTAAGGCTATAGCTTGAACACTCCCAGGGAGCAAATTGGGATTAGTGGCTTTGAGGTAGTGTCGATACTGCTCAAAAAATTCATCCTCCTGTTCAGGACTGGGGAATATCGTGGTTGAATTTTTAGCCAACTCCCGACGGTACGACATCGGACTTTTGGCAGGGAAAAACGGATCTGTTTTCTTGGTTGCTAATTGCGAATTAATCTCAATAGCGGGGATGCCATCCACAATCGGATTTATTTTTTTGGCTAGAGTGATGGGTTGCTGCTCAACCCGTTTTATTTCACGATCTGGCTCTAGCGTGACCATATCGGCTTGTTCGGATAGGCTTGTGTATGTTTGCTCATTTCCCTCCCATCTGCCCAAATATTGGACTCTCATTTTAGCCAGTACGATTGGGTTCTTGATCACAAGAGCGGTCTTATCGTAGACGGCCTTACAGTACAGATATTCAGGATCTGACAGATAAGCCTTATCTGAACTCCCCTCTTGAGTAGAAACCTCTTCCGAAAAAATTTCAATCGCACTTTCTAATTTTTTTTCTCTCGCGCGCTCCGGATCTAGAGAGAGATAAGTAAGATTATCTTCTTCTTTTATTTCTCTTTCTTTGAGGGCTTCTAAAACTGGCTCGCAATGCGGGTTTTCAGGCGCGACTGTCTCGAATGTGAGACACTCAATCTCAGATGCGGGGCACTCAATCCCGGATCCGAGACAGTCCGATTTGGGGAAACCAGTCTCTTTTTTTGTCTCAATTTTGGGCTTCAGCCCTTGGCAGGAAAATACGGACTCGCCCGTCAGCTGTAGTTTCCCGTGTCCGTTTTTCTCAAGCTTGGATATTCCCCGATAAAAAGATGATCGAGGCAAGCCCCACTCTTGGCAAAACCCCGATATAGAAGGGATTTTAAGATCGACACCGTCAGGGACTAAAATCCCCTTTATGGTTACTAGGTACCCTGCGGCTGTCAAGTACCCAGCCTCGTACATAGCCAAAGCCTTATCTCTTGTTATTGCGAAAAATTTCTCATTAATCCTCATGGGACAACTCCTGATTAGATTGATTCTGTAAATTGATTTTATCTGGCTTGATACTAAACTAGATACGCCTAACGCCTATTTTGCCTAGCGACTCTTGAACCCGCACCCGAACCCATCGCCCAATCGGTTTATCATCAGGCATTTTTCACCTTCTGCCACTTACGGCGTGATTTTAACTGAGACTCGACCCTAGACATTTCCTTGCTCGCTTGTTCCCTTGTAAGATATGAGTAATTGTGCCGATACAAAAAAGTATTGGTACAAAGGATCTCGAACGAGTATAATAAAGAAGACGTGAATAAAACCCGCTTTTGGATCATTTGCCTCTGACATGTTTGAGTTATCCCGCTTTATGCGGGTTTTTCGTTAGGGGTGAATACCTTTTGCTCTATATTCCTACGTTTTAATTCCCCTGTCAATGCTTTTTTAAAAGTTCCGTATATTTACGGATAACACTATATTGGAGCTATTGGCACATCTAGGAATCTTCCCAAAGAAAGACTATAGGAATCGCAATAAACCAGCCCATCTTGCCTTACGGATTGGCTTTCTGATATAGATAAAATCGTCCATAATTGAGAGTTCCATTCAATTCTTTCCCCCACAATCCACGGCTTTCTATTGTGTAATTCTACAGAGGCTGTGTAGGCTTGCTCGGTATTAATGTAGCTTGTCTGAGTTTGCGCCCCCAGAAAAACCTTGGCGTAAGTTGTACCACCCGTAAAACCGATTGACTCAGTTGTAATATAGGCATTTAATTCTGGTAAAGCGTCAGGAGTTTTAACCCGATATCTTCTATTATCTACCGTGGGGTTTCTTGGTCCAGGGACTTCCCTAGAAAGCTTAGAAACCGTAGCAGGTCTTCCTGTAGAGGTTGATATTTGATTAATTGAAGCTGAGTCTCTAAAACTTTGCCCGCTTGAATCGGTGCTAAAGTTTCTTACCTGATATCGTTCTGGCACTTGAGGAGAGTTACTAGATTGAGGAGATATTACTGTGGTATAGGTTTCTTCCGTTTTATTTTCCCCTACTACGATAGGTGGTAACGGATCATCTTCTGTACTTTCTGGATCTGGGATTAATTGCGTGTTAGTTTGAGAGAAAAAGCTTTTTTTAACATACTTAGAATCGTCTGTGATATCTGCATAATGCGTATCCATGCGCTGCAATTGATTAATTAAGCTGCTACTTATTGGAGTTCTCTGGTGGGTATAAAGTTCTCTTAATGCAATAATTACAGCCAATCTATCGGGATCGGTAGCAGGGTCTAGCTCTTCTATTTTCAAGTCTAGCAGTTCTAAAGAATCGCTTTCCTGCCTAAATCGTTGCAGTTTCCACCCCGATGATACGAATCCTAAAAAATTTCCATCCGAATCATGCGAGTACGTTTTTCTTTCGTAGGATATTTGCTCCCAATAGGTGTCAACAGAAGGATTTAAAAATTCTTGAGTATATCGAAAAGGACTGCTAGAAGTAACATTAATCACAAAAACATCTATGGACTTATAGACAAATCCGTAAGTTTCTTCTATTTCTTCTACAGTTTCTCCGTTAAAGCTTTTAATCGTTTTTTTAGTTTTGGTTATCCCACCACTATCAAAGGCATGAGTAGGAACTCTTAAATAATCGCTAGGGTATGCTTCTTGGAAAAATCCCCTGTTAATTGTTGGGGGAACTTCCGGGGTTGGATCTCCTTCGATGTTAATTGCATATCCTTGGGAATCTTCTCTATTTTCTTCGTCTTCGTTTTCCCCTACGCTTCTGTCGATTATTAATTCTGCATTATTTAGTTCTTTGGCTAGTCTAATTCCCTCTACATTAGCCCCGAAGCCCCCCGTAGAGTCGTAGGATAACCCTTTGATTTCCCAATCGTATAATTGGTAGATTGGCTCTAACCTAAAGTCCTTTAATGCAATTCCTGCCACCTTGCTATAATCGGGGAATTTGCCTTGAATCAAGGCTATATCGTCTATTAAGTCTTTTAAAGTTACTGTTTCTGAGTTGTCGGGTTCGGTTCCACTGACAGGAATAAAGCTATCTATGCTCCCGAAAATCTGAACATTGGATTGCCTAGCAACATAATTAAAAGAGTAACTTCTAGCCCTGTTACTACTCCCCCCCGTACCACTGGAGCCTAGATTAATTTGGATTGGCTTATCTACTGAACTGCGGATCGTATCTCCATAGCTTGAGTAAGAGCTTTGCAGTGGGATTGTTACCTGTACGGCTTCACGGGAAAATTCTACAGAACAAACACCACAGATAAAGTCTAGCCCATAGCAGGACAACTCCCTAGTCGGGGTAAAAAAATCTAGAATAGATTCCAATTTGGACTTATGCGCTCTTACGGCCAAAGTCCCACTAGGAGGATTTCGCCACGATTGGGAAATGGAAAGATTAGTAATTCTAGTAATCGCAAAAAGAGGATCTGGAAATACTATTAGATTGGTTTTAATTCTAGGAGCGTTATCTTGTAAAGGTTCAATAATCTCTATTAGGGATGGAATGGCTAACGAAAAATTTCTAACGGTAAATCCTGCAATTGTGGCATTATTGCGAGAATAGGAATTGCTAACGGTAAATCCTGCTGGCATCTATTCCCCCTGAGTCCCCTGTACTTTGTCTAAAATTGCCTGTATGTCTACCGATGGCAACGCTCCCGAATTACTGAGAATAGCCCATAGATTTTCAACATCTAAAGCCCCTAGGGTAAACAGTTCCGTTAAAACTCGGATCATGTCAGGAGTTAAGCCCATCCAATATCCTTCTTTAATTACTATCCCCTGATCCGATGGTGGCTTTTTGCCTTCCCACAATGCCCACAGGGAAAAAATCTCGTTAACAGCGCTCATTTTATCGGAACCATATAAGCTCAAATTAGCTCTTGATACTGTTCCCCTGATATTAGCTTCCGTGGCTGTCATTGTTTGTTCAGAGCCAAGGAAGTTAAGAGATTCTTGGGCTATCTCTCGCTCCACTTCCTCGTAGGATTCTTTTTTAAGGTTTATTGCGTTTCCGGTGGTTTCTAATATTTCAAGTTTCTGATCCACCGCTAAATCAACAACGGTATGAGGAGAGATTAAAAGGGGCTTTAATATTGTGTCATCCGAAGTATTGGCTACCCCAGTACGAACATATAGGGGAGCTTGATAGTGCAAAGACTCTAAATAATCCGTATGCAGCCGATAGTGGCTTAAATTAGCCTCGGCAATTCCCAATAATGGCGGTTCTATCTCAAAAGGATTATTACAGTTATTGGGATAGAAAATTACAGGAATCATAGGCATTGAGGTATCGCCACTATCGACAAGAGCTAAAGTTCCGTTTATCTTTTCCCATACCTGAAAGCTGCCAACGCTAAACTCAACAAACTGATCCGTTAGTTTAACTTTATAATCATCGTCTGGATCTTGCTTGAAATAACTTCTTTTTATTACTAACCTATCGACAGTCATCAACCCATCAGTTCCGTAGGTAGTAGACCAATTAACAATATTTTCTCTATCAATTCTGGCTAAAAATGGTCTTTTGTTTTGGTTGTCCTCACTGCGACTATAATCTACTATGATCGCGCAAAAACCTTTAGTTAAAGCCGATATGTCAGCATCTACAAGGAATTGCTGTAAGCTCGTTCCGTGTAGGTCAATATTATTAAGAATTGCCTCTTTTTGTTCTTGAGAATACCATTTAAAGGTATCGGGTTTAATGCTAAATTGACTTAGCAATCCCGCAAAATTATTAACTGTTTTTTCAAAAAGTTTTTTATACCTAGATCGTTTTAATCTACCATAATATTTTTCGGGTGATTCCCTGTGTTCTGGTGGTAGAAATATATTCCGTAACCAAACATATCCATTGGTAGATTCAACAGATGTATCAGTTATTTGAGTTGAGTTAATGTTTCCATATTGTTCGTAAGGATACCATGACTTTTTCCCCTCGTAGGAAGCTGATAAAAACTCGATCATTTTCTTGAAATGATCGTATTGCGGATGAGTGGAATCAATAGGCATAATCTAATCTCCAATTGACGGGGGAATAAATCGGTAGGGGTGCGTAGAAACTAACCTATTTTGATGTCCTCCATCCCAAGCCATTACTCCTTCTATAAGGGCTATTTGGGCAGAAGAAATTGCCCCCGGAACAAGAATTAAATTTCTAAATCCTCCTGGCCAAGTTCGGTTGGCAGCTTGGGCATTATATCCAAATTGCCAGGCTCTTTCTGTCTCAACGATACTGGAATTAAAAATTAAGGTGCTCGCAGGAAGCGGCAACGTAGTGGTTGTAGATGCTACGTTGCCGCTTCCATTCCTACTATAAGTTCCACTGGTAAGCATGGCTTGCCAATTCGACGTTCCTGCAGTATTTGAGAGAACCCGAATAGAAGTCGCCACAGCAGAAAATATCCCGACGACATCCGAAAATGTTGATTCAACCCCACTTTTATAATAAGCAGAGCATATTGCTCTAGTAAGAGTTGTTGTACCTGTAATAATATGTTTTGCCCCGAGATTGTCAGCGCTTCCTAACGACGGCTTGCCGCTAAACATTGAATCGCTAGGAAAATAAGTTAGTCTGTTTGCGGCGTTCGATTGCGCCCCATGGTTTCCACGACCAGTTAAATCTGTAGCACCAGAAACTAAGCCGTCGCTGTCAATCTGAAGAAAATCAGCATTATACCAGCAATGAAGGACACTTTTTAGGTTTTGCGCTGCAACAAATGGGGTTAAAACTCTACTACCTTTTGGTCCTTGTATTCCAAAATTTCCCGTAGCATTTCCTGTGTGGCTCATTTTTTTACCCCAGATAATCAAATTTTGCGCCACTAATAATACAAATCGTACTAGCGGTTAAATTTGCTAAAGTTGTGGCTTTTAAAGCCTCACCTCTTCCTAACAGAATAAATGGTTTTCTTGAACTTGGGTCAATTGTTATCCCAGGTAAATTTGTTGGAGACAGCATATCAACGTGAAAGCGAGCGGCAAAAGTATTAGCACTAGACAGAGGGATATTAACTAATCCAATTGGGCGAACAAAGCTGCTACCTTGTGGATGTCCAGTCAATGTAAATCCGTAAAGTAAAACGTTGACTGTTACGGTATCGTTTGTCATCCCGTACAACGACACAATTCGACTTCCGTTGGTTACGGCAGGGCAAACAATAACCCCGTTAGTGTCGGAATTTAAAGTTCCAATAGTTGTTCCTGTCAGAATCCCTTTAAAGGTTCCTTGTTCAATAGCATATCTGGGGCTTTGTGTTTCTGGGTTAAGTGCCATAATTAATTCTCATATCCTAAAATTGTTAATAATGCAGAATTAGCTGCTAATCCTAAAATAATGGACTCTATTGTTGTGTCAGAAACGGTGTTATCGTCAAAAGTTCCGTCTTGATTGTTTGACACAGTAGACGCAGAAGTAATAATTAATCCTTGTGAAATAGCAAATTTGATTGCTTGTTTTACCAGAATTTCCATCGCACTAGGATCACTAGCGACTTTTTTGGACAATTTTATTAATTGGGATGAACTATTTTCATCCTGCAAAATACCATTAGCGACTATTGTAATCGCTGCTGAAAATCTATTTTGCAGTGAAACATTGTTTACTGTCAAGTTGAAATATTTTAATTGAGTCCCTTGTGGAATTGCACTGGTCATAAATTACCTGTCAAAATTAAACTAGAAGTTAGATAAAATAATTCAACTTCGTCGGATGGTTGATTAGTAGACACTAAATCGAATCTATTATCTAGGGAATTAAATCTAAAATAGAAGTAATCCTCTATCCCGTTTCCTGAAGTCGTGTTAGGCAATAATCCGTTGTATGCAGACCCCCACGCTATTCGCCTTATAGCAGAAGAGGTAATTCTTAATACTAATTCCTGATAATTGGATGGGGTACCGGTAGGATTGGCTATCGTTGTATCTTGCGATAAGGAATTTAGTATCCCTATTGTAGTTGTATCTACGTTAGGAGTTACTGTGGAATCGTCGGTTAGGGTTGTTATTGCTGGAGATCCGCCACCGCCAGTAATTGTTAAATTTCCCGATCCAAGTATTGGTTGATTATTGATTGTTTTAATATTTTCTGCACTAATTAACAATGGCTGTAGTCCAGAAGTTATCCCTGATACGGTAGTAATTCTATGGCTCGATTCTGAAATTCCGTAAATTAAGACTTGGTCTGCACTAGCAGGAATTGCCTTAGATTGAAGTGCTTGAATATTTAATTCTATGGTTCTGTCTGCCGATAAGTTTCCCCCACCTGTTAATCCTGAAGCTGTGGCAATAACTCTAGAGTTAGGAGCTTTTAAGTCTAAACCTGCCTGTTGAAGAGTCGAAATAGGCTTATTTACATCACTCGTATTATCTACGTTAGGCAGTCCTATCATTGCCTTGGTAACTCCTGAAACTGTACCAGTAAAGGTAGGATTATTGATAGGAGCTTTAGCGTCAATTTGTGCTTGAATTAGTGACGTGACACCAATTAAGTAACCTAATTCAGTTGTTGTTATAGAAGATGCCGATAAGTGTCCTGACGCGGTGGAAATCGCTACTCTATTAGCTGTTTGATTGGCAGCCCATCTAGTCCCGTTAGCAAGGGAATATTGAGGATGATCATCGGCGTTTAACCCCGTTAACGCACCATGAGCAGTAACGCCGCCTCCGCCCCCAGAATAGCCAGTTATTCCCGATACTGTAGTCCTTTTGTGACTTAAACTAACAGGATCATAAATTAAAACCTCGTCTAAAATAGATGGGGTAGTTTTAGATTGAAGTGCAGAAATATTTAGGGCTATTGTTCTATTGTCTGATAAATCTCCACCGCCAGTCAGTCCTGACGCTGTGGCAACGATTCTAGAGTTAGGAGCTTTTAAGTCTAAACCTGCCTGTTGAAGAGTCGAAATAGGTTTATTAGCATCACTCGTATTATCTGCATTGGACAATCCTACCATTGCCTTGGTAACACCTGAAACCGTACCAGTAAAGACAGGATTATTAATAGGAGCTTTTAGGTCTAAACCTGCCTGTTGAAGAGCCGAAATAGGTTTATTAGCATCACTCGTATTATCTACGTTAGGCAGTCCTATCATTGCCTTGGTAATACCAGATACTGTACCAGTAAAGATAGGATTATTGATAGGAGCTTTAGCGTTTATTTGTGCTTGAATTACCGACGTAACGTCGCTTAAATATTCTAATTGAGTTGTTGTTATAGAAGATACTGATAAATGTCCCGATGCGGTGGAAATAGCCACCTTATTAGCTGTTTGATTGACAGCCCATCTAGTACCGTTGGCTAAAGAATATTGGGGGTGATCATCTGCATTTAGGCCTGTTAATGCGCCGTGGGATGTAACACCACCACCGCCCCCAGAATAGCCCGTTATTCCCGATACAGTAGTCCGTCGGTGGCTTGAGGTGGAAACGTCGTAAATCAAAACCTCATCTAAAATAGATGGAGTTGTTTTTGCGGCTAACCCAGGGATATTTAGCCCTATTGTTCTATCAGCCGATAAATCTCCCCCTCCTGTTAGTCCCGAAGCTGTGGCGATAACTCTAGAGTTTAGGACTCTGGAGTCTAAATTAGTTTGAAGGTTGTTAATATTACCAATTGAATGGGTATGTCCAGATGCTGTTTTGCTGTCTATTTGTGCCTGAATTAATGATGTAACGTCGCTTAAATAGCTTAATTGAGTTGTTGAAATGTTGGAGGCTGATAGATGTCCTGATGCAGTGGAAACAGCCACCCTATTAGCTGTTTGATTGGCAGCCCATCTAGTCCCATTTGCTAGGGAGTATTGAGGGTGATCATCTGCATTTAGTCCTGTTAATGCACTGTGAACGGTTACACCACCACCACCGCCAGAGAACCCAGAAGTTATGCCAGATACGGTAGTCTTTTTGTGACTTAAACTAACAGGATCGTAGATTAAAACCTGATCGGAACTTGATGGGATAGCTTTATTTGTGAGGCTTGAAATATCTAGAGATATAGTCCTATTTGTAGAGAGAGAACCACCGCCAGTTAATCCCGAAGCTGTGTTAATAGTGACAGATGTTGATACTTTTCCATCTAACCCCGTTTGCTGAAGAGTCGAAATAGGCTTATTTATATCGCTCGTATTATCTACAAAAGGCAATCCTACCATTGCCTTGGTAATGCCTGAAACTGTACCAGTAAAGGCAGGATTGTTGATAGGAGCTTTCCCGTCTATTTGTGCTTGAATTAATGAAGTTACACCATCTAGATATCCCAATTCTGTAGCTGTTATACCCGCGGCAATTCCTATTGATTGCGGTGTTAGCCCAGTCTGGCAGTAAGCTTTTAAATCTGTTGCAGATATTTGATAGGAATCATTGCCATCATCAGACTCAAAGTTATGTCCATCGGACATAACTCCCTGAGTTAAATCAATAATTCTTACATCTGCCATTTGTTAGGCTCCTCAAGCCACACTCACCCTAATATTACCATTTTTAGTTACCCTGCGGTTTCCATCTTGAGTAATCCTAGCAGATGTCACCTGCTCAACGATCACATAGCCAGGTTCTCTAATTAGGTAAACCGAATCAAAACTATCTAGCTTCCTTTCTCGTTTTAGATGTTTTAGGGCAATAAATCGAGCCGAGCTAATAGCTCCATCATCTTCGGTCAAAAACCACGAATCATTGGCAGTAGGAACTCCTGAATTAATTACTCCGCTAAAAGTCCTAATCCTGCTAGGAAGCCCTGAGACTAGATGGGGAGTGCCTGACGTAATTGCCCCAATTATTGAAGCCCGATAGACCGTAGCGTCTATAGTGTAGCCATCCAATAAAGCTAATTCTTTATTCGTGCTGACGTTTATTGTTCTCAGAAACGGTTCAGAACCGTCGGAATTTAAAACTTTTTTAGGAACGCCATTAACTATTACCCAAAGCTTAAATTTATTGGGTATATTGCTATAAGCAGTATTTAAAAAACTTTCAATTCCAGACTTAGAAAACATGGACTTTTCCTATAACTCAGCCCTTTGGCAAGCATTAATATTATACCTTGAATCAAAAGCCGTAGGGTTGGCAGAGGCATCTAAGCCCATTAAGTTTTCCTATTTTTCGGATATCCATACCCCGAATCAGTCCCCACAGGGAGCAGTTTTTCTCAACTCAATTGACCTAGATCCTGTTGGAATGCTAGATCCTCAAACCAGTTTAGATATAAGCTTTTCGATTAGATTGATAGTTAGCTTTACAGAGGAATCGATCTCTAATTTTTTGGTTTTAGCTGATTGGCAATCGTGGTTAGCCCAAAGATTGAACGATCTAAGGGCTAACGGGCTAACTGGAACCTATCGGCAAAAAACACTTAAGGCAGCATTCCAAGGATGCGATTTAAACATGGTCACTATATCTTTAAACACCAATCAGGATAATGGTTTTCAGGGGATAATCTCTACTAAATTATCTTGGCAAAAAGATTAAAGTGAAAGTTTTTCCCTATCAGTTACCCAATGGCAAGGTCATCGTTTTACGTCCCGTCCCCGCATCAAGAAGAAGAGAAGTTAAAATGATCTGCTTGCTAATATCGGGCTGGCTGTCTTCTCTTTCTATCCCACCTAAAACAAACCCTATAGACTTTTTGGCTAAAAACAACGCTAAAGGGCAATCTGAGACTATAGCAATTTATCTGGGTGAATGGGGGCTAAACGAAAGAGATATTAGCAGCCTAGATAAAGATTCAACTCTTGAGATTCTAAAAATTATCGAGAATATGGACATTGAGCTATCCATAGTTTCCGATATAACCGAAGGCTTTATCCTGCCATCGTGTGGGGATAGCGAGGGGGATTTGATAGCGGATCTAATATCAATCTTTGACGTTCGATCAGCCTTACAGATTTATAGTACACTAGACTTTGTAACAATTCAATTAGTCCTAAAAAGACTTCAATTTCAATCTAAGAGACAGGAGCTAGAGGAAAGGTACAATAAAAACATTGCCGTTTCTCAGTTAATGGAGCTTAAAAATAGCGGTAAATGGGATAATCTAAATTGGTCTGATAAATACCCAGGAATAAGTTAATGGATAGATACGAATTAGAGCTAATACAGGCAGGAACAGAGCATTTTAGGGCTGTAGATGTTAATGATATCAGAGAGCTTAGACAGGATACTATCGACGCGATAGCCTACGCTAAGGATGCCAATAATCCAAGGCTTTATATCTACACCAAAAAACCTTATCACATAGTAGAAAAAACTTTAGCAACTATTGACACAAGAGGAGTAGGGGTAACTATTGCTTTTTACGATAATTTAGTTAGGGCAAGAATAGAGGCAGCTAGAGACGGCGCAATGTTTGCCGAAGTGAGTTAATATGGTATTGGATAAATCCGCTCGTTTTTGGGGATTGTGATGGCAGATATTGTATGGAAATTATTGGTGTTTAACCTAATTTTTATTGGCATCTCTACGGTAATGCCATATACCATGCTTTTTGACCATCATTTTTCCCGTTTTGTTTCCCATCAAAAAGATTATAAAATTACTATCAAACAGCCTAAATACTGCT